GATCACGCAGTAAGCGACCGGCGTTATAGGCCGCATCTTCGACCGCTTTGCGCTCTACCAAGGTGCCTCGGGCTTTAAGGAAGTTGTCTTTTTCCTGAAGCGACAGGTAGTGCTCACGAAGTGCACGTGACCTTTGAAAGTCGGGTACCTGACCAGAGGGATCATCTACAAAGTCTGCGATGACTATTTCCAGCGGTGGCTGATCACCCCGATTGGGGCGATTGCGCTCATGTCGAGCGGCGACGGCGGCCTTGCTCGGGTCGCTCGTCATGGCCAGAAGCTTCTCGCTGGCCTCCACATCAATCTTCCCGGCAGCATTCAGAACCAGTCGCTGATTCTTGACCAGCTTGCCAACGTACTGCCTCGACCACCCCTTCAGCTCGCAGTACTCCTTGCGAGTTACAAAAGCCATGCGGCCTCCATCGTCTTGGCTTGTCGATCCTGTCAACTAACCCGGCTTAGTTGACAAGCCTTCTGGCCATTGCACAGGGGCTGGTGTTCAATAATTTGAACAGGTGTAAAAATGCCTAAAACCCCAATAGAACCGGGGGGAATCCACTAGAACAAACTGTTTGGGATCACGCAAAGTCTGTCGCTGAAAACCCGGCATTCCTTGTCAACCTGTCAACCGCTGTCAACTAACTTTCCAGCCCTGTGGCTAACGCTTTCCCGCGGGTTTCCGACCCCGTACCCTTCGAAAAACCCCAGGGGCCCCGGGCATTTTTCGGCACCAAAACGGTGCAGCGGCGCTCGCGCGGCCGAGACTGCCGCCGCATTGAGCGATCTATTGACCTTGCACATGTAACTGCAACCCCTGTGACGCGTCACACCTAGCGAATAGGGCCGGTGTTTCGCAGATCAGCCAGAAACGCCTCAATAGACGAGCGGAATTCCTGAGGATCGCCGCCGATGATGTTTACCGTGCCAATCGAAACAGGTGGCAGCAAATCAACCATACCCAGCTCAGTGGCAGCCGAAGCGCACAAGCACTGAGCCGGTACAGATTCAGGGGCCGCCGGCCGCTTTACCACCGACGACACATTGAAGAACTGAGCGACAATCTGGTCGCCACGCACAAAAGTGACTGATCGACCAGTAACGTCGGCGTGGTGGTTGTCAGCCTCAACATCGTGAGTCGAACCACCCAGAAGAACCACATCGAATACAGACCTGCTCATTTGAACCCCTCGTTATGCGTAACGGCCGGCACATCACAAGCGGCCGACTCTCGACAATCGACATGCGCCGAAACGGCGAACGCCACCAGAACAACCAGAACCAGCCGCAGCGGCCGCAACATCACAGCGAATCCGCCTTGCGCTCAGCCCAGCGACGGCCGAACTGGCGTACCTGCTCAACACCGAGCATCCCGACCACCCCACCGACGCCGTAAGACCACCCGCCGCTCATGCCGGCTTTTTCTGCGCCGATGCCGACCAGGAACACCAAAACTCCACCCAGCGCGGCCTCCAACAATTGGCGATCCCAACGCGGTTCTTTGGCTTCGTAGAGAATCCGCAGATAACTCAGGACGAAGGCCAGCAGGCCGACAAATCCGTGATCCTTGAGCGCAGCAGCAACAATGACCCAGAAAGCCGGGTCTTTTTCTGGGGGCATGTTCGGCATCTCGTTGTCTCCCGAATCACGGGGGAATAGGCATAAAAAAACCCCCGACCTGTGAGGGCCGGGGGCTGAATTGACTGTTTTGCGATGAGTATCGTGGCCGGAACAACACCACAATGACGCAAACGATAGGGGAAACTGCAAAAGGTTGCAACTCTTTTCGTGTAAAAAAACACTAGACGTGTAAACCCCCGCCACTGTCAACCCTTTGCCTTTTGGAGCAGGTCACAACTCCAAGGCCCGCTTGAGTGGCGGCAAAGCGCAGGACAACTCCCCCGCCCAAACCCCGCCGCAGCCCCGTGGCAAAGGCTTTTGACAGGCCGTACAGATTTTGTTTTCGACAATTCCGCGCTGCTGTCGGAGCAATTCGTTGTCACGGCGGATCAGCGTCAGCAGGTATTCGGTTGCGGTATACGGCTCGCCGCCAAAGGCCCGGAATTCAAGGCCCTCAGCCAATTGCGCCGCCTCGGCCGGGCCGACTCTCAACTTCAATTCCACGACACCGGCGAACGCGTCACGTTCGCGCTGATCCCGCTTGCGCTCCGCCGGTGTCTTCGCCCTTTCTTCATCGTCGTGACGCGTCACAAGATCAATCAATGGGCCTTCGACGCGATCGGTCGCCACATCCAGACCACCCACCACGAACGGAAACGTTGGCACTTCGGTCATCGTTTAAATCCTCTTATATGTTTAATTTGGGTTGTTCGGCTCAGGCCAGCGATTCTGCGGGGTCTACGGCATTCGGCATTACGGCGCGTCTTGCTCCTGTCTTGTCCTGCAACGCGTCAAAACCCTGCGTATCGAGCCATGCGTGCCACCGCTCCAAGGCGTTGCGCTTGACTTGATCGCCCAGCGCTTGGAAGTAGGTGCGCTCCAGATCGCTCAGCGCGTGGTTCAGCAGCAACTTGGCAATCAACGGATCGACGCCGAGGTTTGCCCATATAGAAGGCGCGAGTTTGCGCAGGTCGTGGCTTGTCCATTCGCCAGCGCCGTAGCGGGTGAATACGGCAAAGGCCTGACTGCGGGACATTGAGGAACCATCACGACCGGTCGACGGAAACAAATAAGCCCCGCTATACCCCTTCGCCTCTTGGGCCTCACGGTAACGACGCAGAAAGGCCACAACCTGCGGGGTCAGCGGCAACACATGGTCGCGCTTGGCTTTGGTATCAACGGCAGGAATGAACCATTCACCCGCTTCCAGATGGATGTTTTTCCATTTGGCCAGACGGGTTTCAGTGATGCGCGTGGCATGGGTCAGCATCAGAACCATCAGCGCAACGCCGGCCGGATCCGCCGCAAAGAACTCAGCCCACTCAGCCAGCAGATCCACCACGGCGACATGTCGCAGACGTGCGCCCTTGGGCCGGATCTTGGCTTTGGTGAAGTTGCCAAACGTGATACCCGCCATCGGGTTGACGGTAATCTTCTTGAGGGTCAAGGCACGGCTAAACACCACCTTCAGCACGTCCAAGGTCGATTTGACGTAGCCCAGGCTGTACTCCGACTGCATGTGCCACACCAGATGGCGATCGAGGGTGTCGGCATTGAGTTTGCACAGTGCCAAGTCGCCCAACGCGGGTAGCAACTGGCGGGTGATTGCCGACATCGAGGACGCCCGGCGCTCACTGGATAGCGCCCGGTCAGCCTTCAACCGTTCGACGTACCAGTCCAGCACCTGGCCGACGCGCTCCCAGCCATCGACGGTGGCCACCGCTGTCGGATCGGCCATCAGGCGGGCCAGCACCTCGGGGACGCTGTCGATCATCAGGCGTGCCGGCACGTCGGGCCAGTTCGCCGCCTTGCGCCACTTCGGGCCGTTGTTGTAGCGCACCAGGTGCCAACTGCCTTTGGTGCGATCGTTACGGTAACGAAAGCGCAGCGGGTGCCGTGGGTCTTTGAGTTCATCAATGTGCGGATCTGCAGCGTGCCGCTTGATCACCGCGTCAGAAATAACGACTGTGAGTGTTGCCATGGTGCGTGCCTCAATGGTGCCCACGGCCATGCCGGCGGGCGGCGTTGTCTTTCTTCAGGCAAAGCAAGGCCGCAAACGCAGCAATGCTCAGGAATCGAATGGTTGGAACGGTTACAGCGAAACTGACGCCTTGCGCGACCAGCCTTTTAACGGGTCACGTCGGCAGACCGGCCTGCCAAAACTTGGCGGCCACGACGGTCAGCGGTTTGGCGAACATCAGGCAATGCACGCCCGGGGCATTCCAGCCGCCGGCGAACTGGTAGCCGGCCAGGTCACCACCCTGATCCATTCGCGCACGCTGTTCGGGGTTGAGCGAAGCCGGCAATTTGCCCAGATCCGTCTCGACATGAATGGCGAACCCAAGGGCATCCCCTACTGCGTAAGGGCTGGCCCCATGAAAGCCAGAAAACAAAGGGTGAAAATTCATTGGATCCCCAGCACGGTTTCAATGGTTGCGCGCGCCTCGGCGAGACGACTGCGATAGGTTCTTAAGCTCACGCCCAAAGCGTCGGCCTTTTCGAACTGACCGATGCCGTCCTGCTCATAACCAACAATCTTTCGGCGAAAGGCGACAGACCACCAGTTCGCGCCGTACTCCAGACGCAGCACGTCAGCGCGCAGCGCATCGACAACGAACATACCCAGCACGGCCGCCTCAATCTTGCTTTCGAGGCCGTCCACCGGGCCGCCCGATGGGCCCGAGCCGCCGAAAAAGATTTCGCCTTTATTGTCGATGAGCTTGGCGAGCATGGATTTTCCACTGGTGGTGCCGCCGCTTTCCGGCCAGCTCCAGCGCGCCCATAGTTCCAAGGCGCTATCCAGACGGTTGTTGCCTTTGCGTCTCGCCATAAAGCCCCCTTTAGCCGCCGGCTTCGGGCGTCAGCTTGTAGCCGTTGCGATACCCGCTCTTGCAGGCCGGGAACTTGAGGCCGCTGGTACACACTGCCAGCCCGAAAGCGTACTCGGCGCGTACACACGCCTTGCAGCCGAGCGCGCGCAGCTCCTGGCCCTCGACGATTTTTGCCGGGTCACCGTAGGCATACCCGGGCAGGGCTTGGCTACGCCCGACCATTGGCCAGATCTCCAAGCGCCGCGCGCACGCTGCCACTGCGCGCCAGATACGCCATACAGGCCTCGGAAAGCGCCTCCAATGGTTCGCGTACATGGGAAAACCCGGCATTGCCATCAGTGACGATCAGGTCACCGAGGCGAATGCTGACCGAACCCGAAGGTCGGCTATAGAGGTGCCACACAAAGCCACCACGGCGGCGGATTTCGTCCGCTTCCAGCTCGCTCAGACAGTTGGCAATCACCAACCCGTCCACCGGTGCCGGTTTGCTTTGGTCGACGGTCGGGCCGTCCAGAAACGCGCGTAGAACCTCCAGACGACGCCCTACGTTTTTCTCGCTTGGAGTGGCCATGGCAAAAGCGGCCAAACGCGCTTTGCCACATAAAACAAGGCGCTCGGCAATTTCGCTACGCTCTCTTGGGTGGCCGCCAGATAGTGCAATCAATAACAAGGAAAACCCCTAAGGCGCGCCATCAGCGGCGAGCCAACTCTAATTTGTCTTTGCGCACAGTCATCAAATGGGTATGCAGGTTGGCCGGCGTAATGCCCGAACCTTCCTGAGTTGCCAGCTCTATGGCGGCATTAATTTCGTCAATCGTGACGTTTGTTGCACACCAGCGTCGGAACAAAGACTGGTTGTAGGGGTCTTTCCCTTGATCCGCAGAAAGACCGGCCTCAGCGGTGAACCATTGGCGCCATTCATTGGCGACACGGGGCAACAGCAGAGGCGGCAAGAAGTCAGAAAAGTTTGTTAGCGTTACGCGTAACGGGGCATTTGGTTCGGACGGCTGATCGACAGTTGCAAAGCCGTCAGTCGCCAAGAAGGTCAGGAAAAGATTCAGCTCAAGCGGGCCGGCCTGCAAAGCTTCACGCCAGTCGCTGGCTGCCAGTTCAATCACACCGACATCCCGCGTAGGGCTGACGGCGAACTGCTCCAACAGTTTGACCAGACGGGCGCAGCCAGGCAGACCGAAACGCTGCTCGACCTTAAGCACGATCGGCAACGTGGAAAAGTGGGCCGGCAGACTAAGCGCTGGCATTCTTCACCCGGGACTTCATCAGTTCCAAGGCGAACGGCGCATAGATGCCATTCCAATCCACGGCGCCTTCGGACTTGGAAAGGATGTTTACGCCGGCAGCAAAAGACGGGCGACGCTCCTTGCGATACCAGGAGGAAACCGTGCGCGGCTCTTCGTCCAGCAGAGTAGCAACGGCGGCAATCGCGACTAGGCTCGGTCTACCCGCCGCCGTCACCCCGCCGATGCTTTCAATCCACTTATTCAGTTCCACGAATAGATATACCTTTACACGAATAGTGTAAGTCTATTTCGACTGGATCCCATTCCTCAAGCTTTTTTTCGCAGTATCTACACTTAAAGTGTATATTTCTTCGTGTTAGGGATAATATCCATCTATTGCCAAGGCGTGAGACCTCACGGCGCCTAATGAGAGATTGCGCATGTCTGAATTAATGGAAATTGTGGCTAAACGGATTAGGCAGTGTCGCCAAGAGAAGGGCTGGACACTGGAAGAAACAGCCGAGCGCCTTGCGCAGGCTTCCGGTCAGCCCTTTGGCTACTCGCGCTTTTCCAATTGGGAACAAGCTTCACGCATGCCGCCGAGCGACATGGTTTTACTACTCGCCAAGGTCTTCGGAAAAACCCCCGCGTGGATCAATGGCTACACCGACACCGACAGCCTCAGCGCAGTCACCTCAAACTACGTTACAGCCAACCCTCCCACCATCCAGACCAAAGCCGGGCCCATCCCGCTCACCCAGGCCTCCGACAGCACGGCGTTCAGCCTTGGCTATGTCGAATCGCGGGGAATGAACTGCAACAAGCTGCTGTATATCAAGCAAATTGACGGCAGCATGGCCCCGGAGATTGCCGAAGGCGACGAGCTGTTGATTGATGGTGACCAGACCACCGTGCGCGGCGCTGACCTCTTCGGCATTATCGTCGCCGGCAACATCTGGATCCGCTGGATATGCCCGGAAATGGACGGCACTTTTATCGTGCGAGCCGGCGACAGTGGGCAATATCCCGATAACAAAATGACGCTGGAAGAATTACAAAAACTGGATATTGTCGGTCGCGTTGTCCGCATATCTCACGACAGGTAACAAAAACAGCCCTTTGTGTAAGGGCTTTTTTATTGCTCGGATTTACACTTTGCGTGTAACATGCCACGCAACTTAGGAAAGGCAGGTTCCCCCATGCAGCAAGGCAGCGAAGTTTCCCCAAAAACACCCAATTCCGTGGCGCAGATCGGCGGCGCAATGGTCATTCAGCGTCGTCGCGTGGCCACAGTGAAAGAAGTCCACTCACTGGCCAGCACCATGCAAACCGCTGCCCTGTATTGCATTGATCAGGGACACGTCACCGTCGAAACCATGGAACAGATGGCTACCTTGCTCGGCCTCCTGCGCCGGCAATTGGACACGCTGCAACTCGACCTCTCCAACTAACAGCCCTCCCCTATTTCGCAAGGAAGCGTTTCCCATGAATGCCCGCATTCAAATCCACGGCGAGGAAGTCATCGGCTACCCGGGTCAGAACCTGTCTGACAGTGAACTGTTTGTTTTGGTGAAGACCGCCGAAGGCTTCCCGACGCCAGTCATTGCTGACGAGCTGCAACTTGATGAGACCGGCATGCGCATGATCGAGCGCAGCATCCTCAGCAAGCTGGGCGCCAAGAACAAGGCGCACATGATCACGCGCGGCTTCACCTTGGGCGTTTTGGCCCCTCAGGCGCTGTGCTTTATGCTGTGCCTCATGGCCGTTATGGAAACTGATAGCGACTTCAACCGACCGCGCTCCCAGCGCCGCAGTCGCACCCTTACCGAACACACCCGCACCCTGCGCACCTCCCCGTCTACTGCCGGCGGCTCGCCTTCTCGGCAGATCCTCTACGTCTGACTTATTCGTTAATTCGTTAATTCGTTATTTTCTTGATCCTCGACCACAGGCGGCCTATACTCGCCCTGCGTTAACGAATTAACGAAATGACGAATTAACGATTAAAAGGATTCTCACCGTGGCATTGATCGTAGGCTTCGCAAATCAGAAGGGTGGCCCTGGCAAATCCACCGACGCACGCGGCACCGCTATTGGTTTCGCGCAGAACGACTGGTCGGTAAAGATTGCCGACTTCGACCTCAACCAATCGACCAGCACCACTTGGCAGCAGCGCCGCTTACAGCGCGGGCACCAACCACAAATCGCCGTTGAACAATTCGGCTCTGTCGCGCACGCCATGTCGCAAGCTGATAACTATGACGTGATGATCCTCGACGGCGCAGCGTTCGCCAGCAAGATCACTGCCGACATGGCCGAGATTTGCGATCTTCTGGTCATCCCTACCGGCCTCTCGCTGGATGATCTTGACCCAGCCGTAAAGCTGGCCGACGCCCTGCACCACAAACACGGCATCCCGGTTGAGCGCATCGCCTTTGCCTTGAATCATGTCGGTGACAGCGTGGCCGAACTGGAAGAAGCCCACGAATATTTGGGCCAGAAGCCTTACCACGTACTCGATGGCCACCTGCCGCAAAAAGTCAGCTACAGCCGCGCCATGGACATTGGCTTGTCCGTGATTGAGGTATCCCACAAAGGTCTGCGCGCTCAGGCCGAACGGCTGATTTCCTCGATCATCAACCGCGCTGTTGCGCTACAATCCAAATAACGAATTGACGAATTAACGAATTAAGGAATACCGCAATGCCTGTCGAAGCCCCGAAGCCACCACGCAACAAGAAGTCCACCAAAGGCGACGCGCCGGCCTCGCCTGTTGCCGCCGCCGCACTGGTCAAGGCTGGCCACACTTACCAGCCATCACCAGAAGCGCTGGTAACGGCTAATTTCAAGGTTGACGCTCAATTCAAGCAAGATCTAAAGATGTTTGCGACCATGCACAACATGAGCATGGTCGATGTCCTGCGCCAAGGCTTTGCCCTGCTCAAGGCATCCAAGCAAGGCAACTAGGCCACCGCTGCAAATGCAAAGCCCCGCATCTGGCGGGGCTTTTTCATGGGCAAAAAAAACCCCGCCGAAGCGGGGCTTGTTTCGGTTACAAGTGGTCGAGGTGATCACGCAGCCAAGCAAAGGCGCGATAAGCCTGAACCACCCGCAGCAGTGCGCAAAAGCCCTGCCATAGACGGCATATCCATTTGATCGGACGCATCAGCGACTTCTCCAACAGAAGCCTGACCCCGTTGCCCTTACCGGACAGAACAACGGGTTGCTGAAAGGTTTGTAGACGTTTTCAGCGAGCCAGGTATTTATCGGCCGTTCCAATCCCGGCACGTTTTCCAGACGTGGATGCGGAGGGGCCAGGGCAAACTTCACCCTTGGCTTAACGTAATACCTCAAAACCCATGCCCAAAAAAAGCATTTTGTCGTTTATTTGAAATTTATTTTGATAGTGCCGAAAAGCCCTTGACTCGCACCTAACGAGGCGTTCTAGAAGTTTTTTGATTTGGCGCCATTGCGTAAAATTGCGCGCAGTTGCGCGGGGTTGCGCGCAGTTGCGCACTACATCGGCATCGTTTCGCCCCGGCGTAGGTACGTTTCGCGCGTGCAAACAAGCCGAATTATTAACCGAACCATGCGCCGCTCACACAGTTGATATAGTGCGTAAAGTGTTGCGCAAAGCCGAATACGTAATTTATGATCGATTCGTAGACGTTTTCAGCGAACCGCGCAATGAACCTCCAATTCAACGCGCGCAAATCAACCGCCTTTCCAACGGCGGTTTTTTTGTGCCTGTGTTTTTTGCGGTTATCCGCGCGACATTCTCGCGCAGGTTTCTAGAACAGCTTTTTAGGGGGCAAAAAAAAACCGTCCCACCCGAAGGTGGAACGGTCTTTCCGGTTAACTGCTAGTCCAGCCAGCTTTCCCAGTTGTCGCGGATGAATTCGTAGATGATGTTACTCACCAACCGGCTCACCAAACCATTCAGAATATTCGGCTTGCGCTTCATACTTAAGGCCTCTGAATCGACCTTACCCCCGGCGCTTTTCCGGAACACATGGCAGCCTTCGGAACGTGTCAACGCTTCCAGTGAGGTTCAGTCGGGTTAAAGGGCCTCGGGTTTCATCCGCGCGGATTCCTAGGCCCGCGCCCTTGGTCCTGAATTCGTTAAAGCAACCCGACCCACATCACGTTTCACATGGACTGATCGCATCTTACTCGAAATTCGATGAACGAAAAGGTCAGAATCTGTCACATCCTAGCGAAAAGTTTTTGCCGCCCCCGCGCGCCAAGTGCCGCGCACTAGCGCGCCGCGCCGCGCGCGGCCCCCTAAAAAAATGTGCGCAATCTGCGCAAACCCTTGCGCCCACTGGGCGCGCAGCCCGCGCGCCACTGCGCAAAAGCATTTGCGCGGCACTATTCGTCTATGTAAGATGACACACATGTCAACGCTTCCAGTGAGACGGTAGAAAGGCCCCTAACCGGACTACCAAAGAAAAAAACCGCCCTCCTAAGGCGGTTTTTTTATGCCCGTCATATGCCCGCGCGTGACGCGTCACAGCTCCACCAAAAAACCGCGCAGCCCAATACCATCGGCAAAGCGGCCCACCGCCGTCAGACTGGCCCACGTCCGGATCGCCTCGCGCTTGGAGCGCACCGGCACCCAGCGCGAACCGGTGCCGCCCAGGCGGATCGACAATCCCCACGCCGGGCCGCCGGCAACCTTGGCCACCACGCATTCGCGCACGGCGTTTTCCTGTACCAGGGCGCGCAGCACGTCCTCATGAATCCCGGCGCCGATCATGCGCCGCCCCGGGGCCGACTGAAGGTCAGGCCGTAGTCACCGACATAACCCACATCACCGCCCAAGGTCTGGCCATCGTCCAGCGTGATGCAGATGGTGTGTGAGCCGCGCGCCGCCGGCAGCTTGTGCGGCGTACTCATTTCAAAGATGCCGGCCATCGTTTCGTCGATGATCGCCCGGAAGCACTCGCGATGCTCGCTGCCATCGGCGCCGATCAACAGCACGTCGACCAACCCGCGATAGACCAGGCTCATGCGGGCCATACCTCGCCGTGACGACGATCCGCCACGCCCTTGAGCACCTTCAACATGAATTCACCTTCGGCGCCGGTGATGTCCCGCTTGGTCGCCACCAATGACGCTACCCAGCTTTCACCCTCGGCCATGATGGTTAAGAGGGCGGCCCGATTCGGCGCCAAGGCCAGCCGCTCGGCGAGCATGACAACGGGACGCTCAAGGCGCGAAGGCAGACACAGGGTTTTGATGTGGCTGCGCGACCAGTTCGCAAGGGTCTGGACAGGGCTGGACATGGGCGGCCTTCCTTTTCGAGTGAGTGGCGCACGGTGCGTAAAATCAGACGATGGGGGTCTGGGCGCCCAGTCTAGGGGGGAGTGGGAAACGCCGTCCACAAAAAAGGCGCCCGCACTCTGGGCAAGTGGGGGGGCCTATTAAACATATGTCCCGTTATTCGTAACGCGGCGGGTCACTCTCGGCCGGCGGCAATAGCGACGCCTCTCCCCGCGCGTGATCGAGTTCGGCAGACAGGCCGCGAAAGATTTCGCTACTCACCAGCCCTTCCAGTTGCAGCGCCGACAGCCAGCCCGAGGCGACCGCATACCGATAATGCAGATCCGCCCAATCGGCGGCGTCGAATAGCTGGGCGATCTTTTGGCGCGCTCGCTCCACGGTGGCCGGGTTGTTCTGCTCGATCATCGGCATGGCGGGGGCTCCTTTCAGGGGGATTCGTTACGGGTCACGGACGGCTCCGGCGCGCCGCACTTGACGCAATAGCTGCCCGGGGTGAATTCGTTGTAGTCGTGCGGGCACGCGGCGCGCGCCTGCTGCTCGGTTAGCACCTGCTTGCGCAGCGCGCGCACCTGATCGAGCAAGGCAAAGATCGGCGCGTCCGGATCCGCCTCGCACGCCGCCGAAGCGTCCAGCCGGGGGATCAGGTCATTCATCTGGCCGAGGGTCAGGGCCAGCGGGTAACGCGGTTCGGTCGGCATGGTGGGGATTCCTTTCTATTCAGGTTCGTAAGAGGTCGTGACTTCAACACCGGGATGGCCCGCGCCCAACTCGCCGGGCTCCCAATGGATCGGCTCGCCCTCTAGGCCGCGATCACCGACCCAGCCACTCAACGAATAATCAAGGTCTAAGCTGTCAGGTTCCGGCTCCGGTGGGCACGCCCAGTTCGCCGCCTCCAGCCGGCAGCGCGCTTGCTCCAATGTTTCGCCCGGACGCGCACCGTGGCGCACCTGATCGTCGGTCAGCGGCGGCAGCTTGCCGGGTTGCAATATCGGCATGGCGGGGATTCCTTTCAGTTCGGTTCGTTACGGGTAACGGAAAAATACGCCAGCGGCCGCTCAAACAGCGCGGCCAGTGCCTCGACGTTGACCGCGCTCGGTCGGGCCTTGTCGTCTTCCCACAGCGCCAAACGCGCCGAGGTCACGCCGATCCGCTCGGCCACGTCGGCACGCGTCCAGTTCGGCGCGGTGCGGCATGCGCGCAGACGCTCGCCCAGGGACGGCACGGACTGGCCGCAGGTCGCGCAGGCGGGGGTTTGTTCGGTCATGGCGGGGATTCCTTGGCTTGTATTACGCACATTAAACGGGGTTTCCATGGCTGCGCACACTGTGCGTCACCACGCCCCACACTGAAAATTCGTCGCCTTCCATGATGTAGCGCGGCGGGTACTGCGGGTTTTCCGAGCGCAGCAGCGGCTGCGCCTCGCGAAAGTCCAGACGCTTGCACATCGGCTCGCCGTTGATCACGGCAATAACGATGCTCCCGCGTACCGGCTCCCGCGCCTTGCTCACCACCAGCAGGTCACCGCTGTGAATGCCCGCGCCCTGCATGCTGTCGCCCTCGACGCGCACCAGGTACGTCGCCGCATCGCGAATATTGAGCAGCTCATCGAGCGACAACACCGGGCAATCACCCAGCATGGCAAACGGATCAAACGACGGCATGCGGGCCTTCCTGTTCGCGCGTTACGCGTAACGACTGGCTCACGCCGCCTCCAATACCAGCGACAGGCGCCGCCCCAACAACCCCAGCGCCCGCTCGACCTGCTCGATTTTCGAGGTATGGATAAAGTCCACCAGTCGATCCACCACCTGCCGCGACACGCCCATACGCCGGGCCAGCTCGGCGCGGTTGACGTCTTCGTCGCACATGGCGTTCCACAACATGATCTTGGCCACGGTCAGCGCCGGCAGGTGCAGCACCAACGTCGGATCGCTCGCCGGCGACGCGGCCGGGATCTTGCGCCGCTGCTCGACATACAACGATAGCGCCGATTCCAGGCCATCAAGGGCCTCGGCGAAAGCATCGGCCAAAGTGTCGCCCGAGGCGTTCATTTCAGGAATGTCGGGGCACGACAACCACACGCCGGTGGCCTCGGTGTGCAGCTCTAGCGGGTACTGATACATACGGTCACCTCTTGGTGGTACAGCTTGGCCTCAATCCTTGAGGCCGAGCTGTTTGATGATGGTCTTGCGGAGCCCTTCGTGCATTTCCTTGCTGCCGTGATCCGCAAAGATGGTGGACTTGCCATTCAAGTAGACCTTGAAGTGACTGCCCTTGGCGCTTTTGAACTCAACGCCTTGGGCCACCAACCACCGCCGAAACTCGCTGCACTTCATAGTAAGTCCTTGCCCGTTTCGGTAGAGCCATTATGCAACACTAGTGTTGCCGATGCAACACTAGTGTTGCATTGAATCATTCGCCTTCTTGCGGACGGTAATCGGTCGACAGTCCGGCGTTACGCAAACGCCGCTCCCACAACTCAATGGCCCCGTGCGCCTTGTTGCGCTCGCTTTCGAGCTGGGCACCTTCCCGCTCAAGGGCGGCAATCTGTTTTTTGAGACCGTCCCAAATGGTTTTGGTGACCTGCTCATGCTCCCACGCCATACGCTTCTCGACCGGCGGAAAGTCGGTGGCCTGCGCGTACTGGCGGTGCACACTGAGGCGCACGTACAGCTCACGCAGGTTCTGTTTCGGGTACTCCTGACTCCACTTGCCATAAGTGGAATATTCGTAGTAATCCAACGCACCGGTCAGGTAACCGCGATCGCGCTGAGTCAGCAGGAACGGGCGCGGATCGTCGATCGGGTCGGCCTTGCGTTTCAGCTCGCGCAGCCGGTAAATCATTTGGCGTTCTTCTTCGTCCAGCAGAACAGCCTGCATGCCCTGCTCCTCTTTGAGCTTGCGCTGCCGCTCGCGAAAAGCCCGCTGCCGATCGGCGTTACTCATCGGCGCCTTGGCCTCAGGTTCTTTTGGGGCATCACCGAACATGGCCAACTGGCCGTCCGGACACACGCCGGCCAGCGCATCGGATAGCCACGGCCAGACCTTGCGGTCTTTCGGCTTGCCATGCTCTTGATCGATCGCCGTGGCCCAACCTTCACGGGCTGAACCTTCCAGCACTTCAGCGCGCACCGCCTGATCGACGGTGCGGCCGACGTGCGCGGCCGGACGCATGAACTGGTGCCGGTAGCCGGTGCGGCTGATAAATGGCTTGTCGTAGTCCACGGCGTGCAGGTCGGCGCCGCAATGGTTGGCCAGATTGCCCACGTCCATCTTGACCACCATTCGCACGCCGTCGACCTCCAGCAGGAACTCACCGGCTTGGCCCCACTTCGGCACTTGCCCGGCCGGCGCAGCGAACTTGGCCGCTAACGCGTCCTGCACGGTTGCACTGCCGAAGGCGGTGCCGCCATTGAGTTTGATCAAACACGCTTGATACACCAGATGAGCGTCATCCAATGCCTGCACATCGGCGGCCAGCATGGCGTCATGATAGAGCGCCAGAACGCGCTCGGCGCGCACCTCCAACTCGGCCAGGTCATCCGGCAAGGCCGCCATGGCGGCGATGAATTCGGGACGCTCTTCAAGGGGGACGTACTGGATCGACTTTGTTTTGCGGGCCATCGCGGGCACTCCTTAGCAGGCCCCGGCACTCGCCGGGGCGGGCTTCCTTAAAGGTGGGTATCGAGGCCGGTCAGGCGGGTGAAGGCGCGCTGCAGATCCTCGCAGTAAATTCCGTTCTCCCGGGCCTTTTCCTTGAAGTCGAGGCGCGCCCAGCGGCCGGCGATCACGTCGTAGGTATCCATGGCATTCAACTCAACGCGAATCATGTTCACGCCGCCCTGGGCGAAGTGCGCCGGCAGCTTGAATTGCAGACCTTGGGAAGTGGCCACCAGCTCGCGGGCGCCGGTCATGACCATGAAACGGCGAGCGCCGAGCTGTTCAAGAATGGTCGCGGCGACTTGCTGGGCATTAGTCAGGGGGTTGGCTTGTGTCATCGGGTCTGCTCCGGTGGGCGGCCTTGGCGTAATACCCGGCCTTGGAGCAGACTTTAAAATCATTTCGTTAATTCGTCAATTCGTTATTTCGTTAATTCGTCATTTACCTTTGACGCCTCGGCCAGCCCGGCGTAGATGCTCAGCAGACGCCACACCGCATACGGCACTTCATTTTTGCCGCCCGCCCACTTGCGGATCTTGTCTTGAGACACACCCACCAACAGCCCAGCCTTGCTGGCTGACAACTTCGCCACGCGCAGCAACTCGCGGAACTCATCCACGGTCGGCGGCGTCCAGCCCGGGGCAAATGCATCAAACAGCCCGGGGCGATTCAACGCCAGTTCCTGACGCACCTGGTCGGCGGTCATCGAGCGCGGAGGGTCGCCCGGCATTTCCAATTGTTCAGCGTCCAAGCGAAGCGCGGCGCGCATCGCTTCCCACAAATCAGGCGCCTCAAATTCTTCGCGTGACCCGTCACGCCGCAACAAAGCAAACATCCCTCAGCCTCCAATGCTAAACCGCCGGCAGTGCCGGCGGTTGTCGTTATTTCGTTATTTCGTTAAATCGTTATTGGCTAATCGATCGGGGCAATAGCGCACCTTGACCGACACACCGTCATGCCAGCACGTCCAACCGGACGGCGAAGCAAGCAGCCCAACGCGGCCATAATCCTCGCACAGATAGTAGCCTTGAGCCTCCAACCAAATACCGATCCCCACCAACTGCACACGGTCGACCTCGGTTTGCTTGCGAAATTCAGGCACGGCCAGCATCAGGCAATCGCGTTGCGTTCCTCCGGCAATGCGAACATTGAGTTGGATGGCGTAACGCTCAAAAAACGCCGCTTTCAAAGCGGCCACATGCGGTGCTTGTTTGGTCATCGGATGAACCCCGGAGTGCGGCCTTGACGTAATGCCCGGCCTTGGGGCGAACCTTATTCCTGCTTCGTTATTTCGTCAATTCGTTATTTCGTTATCTTTTATTTGGGCGCGCGGATCTGCGCAGCACGGCAGGGCGGCCGCAGCGATCGCACCCACGCGACCACTCGCGCAGTGCGGTGATGGCATGGATCGTTTGAGCAATCGCCCCAGACAAGCGCTGTCGAGCCAGCAGGTCGACAAAGAACGTGAGCGAACCCCCCTCATTGTCGACTGGAGCGCTTGCGCGACCGACTGGCCGAAGGCGGCGCGTGAAGAAGCGAAGGGCCGCCACGCGGTATGGCGTCGGGCTCGGTCCAGGTGCGGCTCACAGCGACTGGAAGGCGCCTCGCTGACGGAACGGCGGCATCACTGACGCCGAGCTGTTCCTTGCCCCGCGCCTAGAGGCGCGAAGTGGGCAGGCATATTTATTTCGTCAGACCGTCATGCACCGTTGGCATGGTTCATGAGCTTTAAAGGCTCTTTCTTTATGCCTTGCGGTACCACTACACAGGAAAACTTGCAGCTTTTAAAAACCAAGGCTCATTGCTCGGCCGGCGCCGGCAACTTTTTTGCGCGGCGCGGACGGATCGAGGGTCAAGATCGAGGGAAGCGGGGGAGATTTGCAGGCCCTGTGCCGCCGCTGGGGGCGTTTTCAGGTTGCGGACGAACGAAAGCACCGCCTGACGCGGTGCTGGTTGTGGCGGGGGTTATGGGCGGTAACGCTGGTTGAATAGCTTGATTCGCTGCGGCACCGGCAGCGCCTGCGTGTCTGGATCGGCGCAGAAGGCCGTCCATGCGGCCGCTCGGGCGCGCTCGGCATTCTCAGCGGCCTGAGCCTGAACCTGTGCCTGCTGACGACGGTGCTTAGCCTGGGACGTGACGTGTGACTGCTTGCGGGTTTCACGCTCGGCCGCGTTCTTGATCAGCGCGTCTGTGCGCTGCTTGCCAAAGGTGGCCAACAGTTGGTTGCGCTTGGCTTTCTTTTCCGTGCGCGCTTCGGCGAGCTGGTAGCCCAGCCCCAACTGGATAAAGAAGCGCGGGCGGACGTTGATCGTAACGCGGGTGATCCAGTAACGGCCGTTGTGGCAGATCCGGCGCATCTTGCGATAGACCATCTTGGACGCTTCCAGCGCACCCATCACACGGGAAACCGTCCACTCCTGCAGCGAGGTGTCTTCTGACAGCCCGCGCTGACGGTTGAGGCGGAATTCTCCGGCTTTGTCGAGGTAGCCCAGCACCAACGTGGCAATGTCCAAGCGGGCAAGGATTGGCTCGATCAGCTCGGCCAGCGAGTCCCAGCGCTTCTGGCTGGTGCGGTAGCCGCTGGACTGGAAGGTGTCGAAGTCGCGCAGCCACTTGCACTGGCGGTTTTTGGCTTCTTCACAGACGCGTTCTGCGGCGGTACCGAGGAACGTGCGGCGCTGGGCATCGGTCAAGGCGCGCGGACGGCGCGGCTGGGCCGAGCGATCGACACGCTTGAGGCGTTTGGGCGGGGCTTTGGTCTGGACAACCGACAGGCCGTTGTAGGCCGCCGATGCCGGGGAGCTTGGCAGGTGGTGGACGGTGGCGGTCACGCGCTTCATAGCGAACCACCGACAGCCGGCGCCCAGCGCAAAACGCGGGCCAGAGGCTGCAAATCTATACGCCCCCGCACAAAGCCGGGGCGGCCTTCTAATGAGGCTTCGCCGATCATCCAAACATCCCTAATGGCTAGGGCTTGCTTATGCGGTGATCAGCTAATAGACTTCTACCTGCCCGGTTTGAAGCCAATTTGTGCTGATTACCAGAAACCCCCGTCCCGCCAAGGTCGGGGGTTTTCTTTTTTAAGCCTGCCGAAAATTCTCTAATTCTTCTTACTGCTGAGCCCCGAAGGGCTGACGGCGCTCAGAATAACGCGCCGATCTTAGGTAGTCCACAAATAGTGTAAATTTACACTTTCTTAAGCGAAACAACCGCCTGCCGCACCGTTTCCAGTTGCAGCCATTCCCCCGCGTGTGCTTCAGGGTCATTGCCCTTTTGAATGCACATCCACGCAAGGTACTGATTAATCGCGTCGATAGTAGACGCTTGGTCACTTTTGATCAAAGGGTTTGGAGATGGGGTATTCGACATAGGGGGTTCCTTCCTACAGCAGTCGTTTCAAGTCGGGCAATTCTATCTAGAATCGCCCAATACTGGTTATATAAACAGTGGTGGCTTTTCGCTATTTTGTGTCGCGCATGCTACCTGACCTTTGCGCACGCACCGCGATCCCTTTGTCGGATACGCCCACGCAAGCGCTCGCCAAGCCAGCAATCGGCTAGAACAACCCTCCCAGCGCTTCGGGCTCCCAATTCATAATCACCAGTTCGCCGGTGACTTCTGCCTGCCCTTGGCGCTGGTTGGCAGTGGTGTAGCGAATGTCCAAGGTTTCAAAATGGAACCCCTCAAACACGCGCCGGATGTCCGGGTGGTCGTTAATGCTGACCATCACCTTGCCCTTGCAGCGGCGCATAAAGTCGGCCATCCGTTCGTAGTTCTCGAAAGGAAAATCCACGCCGTAGCCAGCCGTTTGCCAGTAAGGCGGATCCATGTAATGGAAGGTGTGCGGCCGGTCGTAGCGCTCGGCACACTCCAGCCACGGCAGGTTCTCGACGTAGGTGCCAGACAGGCGTTGCCATGCTGCAGAAAGATTTTCCTCAATGCGCAGCAGGTTGATCGGCGGGGCCGTTGTGGCCGTGCCAAACGACTGGCCGGAAACCTTGCCGGCGAACGCGTGGTGCTGCAGGTAGAAAAACCGCGCGGCGCGCTGGATGTCGGTCAGGGTTTCGGGCCGGGTCATTTTCTGCCACTCGAAAATCTGCCGCGAACTGAGCGCCCACTTGAACTGGCGCACGAATTCCTCAAGGTGGTTTTGCACGACGCGGTATAGCGTCACCAGGTCGCCGTTGATGTCGTTAAGAACCTCAACCCGGGACGGCTGAGGTTTCATGAAATAGAGCGCGGCACCGCCGGCAAAAACCTCAACGTAGCATTCGTGCGGTGGGAAAAGGGGGATAAGGCGATCGGCCAGACGGCGTTTGCCGCCCATCCAAGGAATGATGGGAGAGGACATTAAAAGCAAGTTCCTTTGCTGCATGAATAGACAGGTGCTAGGCTCGCCGCGCTTCGTGCACGGAGTAAGAGCCTTGGCTGGACTTGCAGGGAGTTTCTGCGGGGACAGTGGCCGGCCGGGATGTTGACGCACCCCGGCCGGCCGCTCTTTTCTACTTCGGTGCCGACACTTCTTTTGCGTAAGCCTGACAGGCTTGCAGCGCAATCAATCCTCGATCGCCGTCACCGGTGATGCCGACAATTCGTTGAGCATGCGCTGGGTCAAGTTCGGCTCTCGTTCCTGCATAAACCACGCGGCCGGCGCCGGCGGTGGCTGGCACCCCGTCACAACGGGCGGCGGTGGTGTCGAGTAGGACTGACAGCCGGACATCAGCAGTGGCAAGGCGATCAGACAGGCGTTGCTGAGTTTTCTTTGCATCGGTTAGATCCTTGTAATGGCTGTCATCGTTGCTTTTCAGGCGCTGCTCCAGAGCCAGGCGCTTGTCCTGCTCGATCACCAACGCGCCCACCATGGCCTCGGCCGCCGCCTGCGCAACCTCGGCCGATTGCCGGGCCTGTACGGCGAGCGCGTTACCGTAACGCCAGTCCTGCACCACCCAACTGCCGGCAGCGCCGGCGCCGGCGATCGCCACCAGCGCCAAGGCGATCGCCCACGGCCGCAGCGGTGCCGGAATCAGATCGAGGATGGACATAGCACCGCCTTGGCCTTGGCCCACAGTTCGCGCCGCTCAGCACGGCCGGTGTCGGCACCGTTGATAGTGCGACTGATCCCGTCGAACAGGCCGGCATCGGCCAGATCGTTAAGTCCTCGATCCCACCAGTACCAGGCTGCCGACAGCGCGGCGTATTCCGGCTGCTCCAGCAGCTCCGGCCGATCGAGCAACGGCAACCCGAGCGCCTTGCCGCACAGGCGGTAGTTGTCGTGGCCGGTGATCTGGATCAAGCCGCGCCCCCGGTAGCGGTAGCCATCCCCCGAGGCCTCGGGCCCGTTGCCCATGCGATTGGCATAGACGCGGTTGGCCATCTTTTCCGTGTTGCGCAGGTAGCCTTTGGCGTCCTCGATCTCGGCCGGCTCGGCTCGGCTGTTGCGGTTCTTGTCGAACCCCGTTTTGAACAGCGCCACAACCCGCTCGGCGTCCTTGTAGTAGAGACTTTCCGACAACTTGGTCAGGTGCTGCGACTCGTGCCCGCATTGCGCGATAAACGCCGCCTGCCGCACTGGTGACGTGATGCGGAACCGCGTCATGGCCGTTTCCAGCGCAGACACAAAAACGCCCGCGACAGGGCGGGCGTTGGGGAGGATCTGCAGCAACTGCTGCTGAGTAAGTGACATACAAACTCCAGACATGAAAAAGCCGCACTCAGGCGGCGATGGGATGCGTTTACTGCTTCTCGATGTTCACGACCTTGAGGGGTGGTTTGGCCTCTTTCTCTTTCTTTTTCTTACCCTTGGATTTACCTGCTTTGCCGGCATTGCATTCGACCGTGGTCGACCAGCCGGACTGGGTGAACACCTGTTCAACGGAGTCCGCCAGATATTCACCATCAAGACCTTCCTTGAAGCCTTGGGCAAGAATCGGGCGCTCGGCAAAAATGTCGGTGCGGCCGGGCATCTCAAAGCGAACGTCGGCGGTCGAGCGATTGAACGCTGACAGACGGGCCTTGGCCGCTGCTTCGGCGGCGGTCTTGTTCGGGTAGATATGGCGATCGGTATGCACCGCCGGCAGACCGTCCGGGGCGTCGTCGTTGTCGATGGTGACCACCGCCAGCTTGCCGTCCTTCTTGTTCTGGTGTTTGGTGGCCACCGCCTTATGCGAGTTGCGATCGCCGAGACTGAATTGCCAGCGGCTGAGGTCGCTACGCGTCAGGGTGATGGCACCGAACGCTTTACCGGTTGCGGTCTGACCACCTTGGCGCGGCATTACCAACAACTTGCCGTCCGCGACTTTGGCCGTGCAGTCGTACTGCTTGGCCAGCCGGGTGATGAAGTTAAAATCGGACTCGTTGAGCTGATCGACCCGCGCGACTTTGGTCGAGACCGGGCACACTGGCTGCCAACCATTGCGCGCGGCGATGTCGGCCACGATTTTCGACAGCGGCACGTCTTCCCAACTTCCGCTGCGGATGGTCTTGCCACTGCCGCGCATGTCGCTCGCTTTGCCCTTGATAACGATCGTGTCCGGAGGGCCAGAAACCTCAACCGTGTCCACCGTGTAACGGCCCATACGCGTCAGGGCCGTTTCGGCATAACCCAGATAGACCTCAATCGAGCTGCCACGGCGTGGCAATTGCACCTGACCATCACGGTCGTCGATACGTAATTCAAACTCGTCGGACTCCATGCCCGGCTTGTCAGAGGTGCGCAGTAACAACAGCCGATCATTGATTTTCGCAGTGACGTCGGCCCCATCGGCGACGATTCGAAACATTGGAGTCATGATTTTTTTCCAATAAAAAACCCGCACAAGGCGGGTCAGAAAAACAATATGGCGTTACGCGTAACGCAGCGCTGCGCCGGCGAAAGCATCGCCCCGGGTCAATCCCACAGGCTCACGCCCTCATTGGTTGGGCTGGGCAGATCCGGCAGGACGATAACAACGCCGTACCGGAACGGCTGAGGCTCCTCGGCCAGCCCCTGATTGGCATCAAGCACAGCCTCGACGCTGCCATTCAGATGGCCGTAAACGTTGTTGCAAATGACATCGAGCATGTCGCCATCAGACGTCCTGCATGTCTTCGCCATACCGCTCAAACTCCAAAGTGAAACCCTGTTTGCGGGGAATGCCGCCGTGCAAAAAAGCACCCTGCTCATCGTTGATCGTCTTCAGGCACCACGTCCCGATCACCTCGCCATAACCCGTGGTCATGGTCAGCGGTTGAAGCCTGGCGCCGATGGAACGCAACGTGTCGAGCTGCTTTAAGCCACCTTTAAAGCCCGGATAGATCGTGCCTTTGAGCGTCAACTTTTCATCGCCCATACCGATGGCCTGCTTCGCCGGCCGGCGCGTCAGCCGCTCCTGCGAAGCCCAGCGGAACTCGGTCGAACGGCTCAGCTCATCAAAGGCCGCCGTGTCCAGGTTGAAGTAATACGGCTCAATTTTCGGATCGCGCGGCTGGATGATCATCAGGTGCGGAAACGGCTTCACCGCCTCCGGCGCCGGTGTGGCATCCACGGCAAAGGAACTGGTGGGCACGATGTTGGCCAGCGACGGGCTCACCTTGCCGGCGACGTTGTTGATCGCCGTGGCCGCCTTGCCCGCCTGTTCCTTCAACGTGCCCAGCCGCTCCTGTACTTCGGCCGCCGCCCGGGTGGCGCGGCCATACACCGCAGCCACTTGACCGACCTTGGCTTGAGCCGCATCGACGCCGCGCATCACCCGCTGAAGTTTGGCGCCGATGGCCGGCCCGACAAACGGGATGTTCTCCAACTCGGACGCGGCGCCGGTCAGCTCGCGGATCGCGCCATTGACCGGGGTCAGCATGCCGTCAGCACTGCGCCGCCCGGTTTCTGCTGCCTCGACCAAATACTTCAGGCCCGATTGCATGCTCTCCATATAAGCCATGAGGCCTCCTTACACATGGGGTTCGTCGTACAGCTTGGCGGCATTCTGCTTCGCAGCGCCTTCCATCATTCGTTGCATGTGCGGCATCAGATCCTGTGCCAAGGTCTGCGGATCCTTGACGTCACCCTGCACATTGACCGGCATACTCAGCGAGTAGTGAAACTGCTGATCCACCTTGGCAGGCACCGGCTTTTCCGGCTCTTTAGGTTGAATGGCCTGCGCTGCCGACTTGAGCGGCGCCGTCACCGCCATCGAGCGCGCCGCATCACCCAACACGGGGCCTTGCTGCGCCGCTGACGCCATCATGAGCGGCGTGGTCGGCACGGGCGCCTTTGGCTTTTCCTCGGGTTTTTCATCCTCGCCACCAAACAGCGATTTACCCAAGGATCCGCCCAACGCCGCACCGCCCTGACTGCCAAGGTAGGCACCGATCATGCCGCCGATGGCCGTACCGATAATCGGCACCACCGAACCAATGGCCGCGCCCGCCGCAGCACCAGCCATGGTGCCGGCCAGGTTGCCAGCGGCCTCACCATAACCCTCAGCTTTTTCATCCTTGGTCTTGGCGTTTTGAAAGGTTTCAACAGCCATCGCGCCGGATTCCAGCAGCGTACCGCCAGGAATGATCTTGCCCACCTTGCCGACCTTACCGACGGCGTCTGCGACGACGCCGAGCTTGGACAACGCCCCACTTGGAACGGAAGGGACTGACGGCAATGGGATCGGGACAGGGGGACGCGGTGCCGGAACAGGTGGCCGTGAAGCCGGAACAGGCGAACCCAAAGCCGGAACAGGTGGCCGCGAAACCGGCACAGGCACACGCGGAGCCGGCGCAGGCACACGCGGAGCCGGCGCAGGTGGCCGCGAAACCGGTACAGGCGCACCCGGAGCCGGCGCAGGTGGCCGCGAAGCCGGAACAGGCGAACCCAAAGCCGGAACAGGTGGCCGTGAAACCGGTACAGGCGCACGCGGAGCCGGCGCAGGTGGCCGCGAAACCGGTACAGGCGCACGCGGAGCCGGCGCTGGTGGACGTGAAACCGGTACAGGCGCACGCGGAGCCGGAACAGGTGGACGAGGCGCAGACAGACGAGGCCCTCTCGAACTCGGCAACGACCGGCGCCGAGCGCCGCGCCTTGCCCCACGTCCACGTCGACGCGATTCGCCCGACGCATCCACACCGCCACCCATAGCGCCGGCATTGACGACGAAAACCTTTTTGACGCCGTCGTTACCTGCATCAGCTTCAGTACCAAGGCCACTGCCTGTTACCGCGTCTTTCACCCGAGAAACAACATCCAGGCCAGTCGCTACCAGATCAAGTTCGCCGGGGTTTTTATTGCGGGCTTCGCTTCCACTTCTGCCACCCCGCGACCCACGCGCGATGTTTAGCAGCCCCTTGCTGATCTTGATCGTGCTGACGATACCTTTTAAGGCGACCAGCCCCGCCCCGACTGTGGCGATACCGGCAACCACCCCGGGCGCGCTATCAGTCAGCGACGTGATGCCCTTGGTGAGTTTGGTCAGCGTCTCGGCCACGGTGTCCGTTACCGGGCGCAGCGCGTCCCCCACGCTGCGCATGGCGTCATCCATCGACTGGGCCATTTCGGCCCACTTCTGCGACGACGACTCACGCCGCTCGGCGAGGTTTTTATCGAGGATCCCAGAAGCCTCGCGCGAATCGTTTTTAAGCTGGCTGTAGAGCGCCTTGTTCTGCATGAAGGCCGACAGCGCCGCCTTGACCTGCATGTCAGCGAACAGGTCGCCGGTGCGCAGCGATTCTTCAAACGAGGCCATCATGGCCTTGGCCTTTTCTGGATCGGCTTCCTTGCTGATTTTTGAGGTGGCTTCGGCCATGGCCGCAGCACGCTTCGGATCGGTCGCCTGAATGTATTTCTGAGCCAGCCCCATACTGGTTTCAAGCGTCGACAGGCCGTTTTGCAAACCAGTCTTCATTGAGCCGTCATAGTCGATGCCGGCTTTTTCGTAGGCCTTGACCGTGTCGGTCGAGCCGATTTTGCCCATCCAGTTTTTCAGGTTGTTGGCCGCTTCGTCCGAACTGCCGGCCTGCTTCATCTGCACTTGCAGCATGGCGCCCAGTTGCGTCACTGCATCCAAGCCGGTGATGCCTTGCGCGGCCATGTTGGCCAGCAGTTCCGGGAACCACTTGGCCATGTCGGCCGCTTCGAAGCTGCCCGCCTGACCTTGGTAGGCGATCGCTTCCAGCGCCTGCTGCATCTGCTTGGGATCGGTGATCTTGGCGTTCTGCCCCAGGGCGTTGATCATATTCGCCGTGTCGACGCCGCTGGATCCCTGCCCCACGACAAACTTGGCGGCGACCGGTGCGTACTCGAGCGCCTTGCTCAGATCCATACCGGCGCCGACCAACTGATTGACCACATCGGCCACATCGTTGCGCGCCATGCCGGTATCGCGTGAGGTGTCGATGATCTTGCGTGACATCTCCTGCTCTTGCGGCTTGTTGGCAATGCCGGCCTTGATCGCGATGTCACGCACAATGGCGCCATAATCAGCGCTGACCTTGGTCGGCACTGCCATGGCACCGACGCCGACCACCGCTGCACCGACGGCGCCCTTCATGCCCTTTACACCAGAATTAATCTGCTGATGCCCCTTGGCTTTCAGCTCGGCTTTGTTGGCCGTCTGCCCCATCGAACGGTAGGCCTTTTCCAGCCGACCAACTTCGACCCCCTGCTTTTTCAGACTGTCGAGGTTCGAGTTCAAACGGTTGAGTAATTTGGACGCGCCGGCCGCGCCGGTGTCGTGAGCCTTTTTCCATTCTTCGCGCAGGCGGATGGTGTCGCCAATCGTGCGCTGCAGCACGCGCGCTTTGTTGCCTTCCGCCTCAAGGCGTTTGATACGCCCGGTCACATCTTTGAACGCGGCGCCGACCGTCGAACTGACGGCGCCGCCGATCACCAGCCCGAGGGCGATTTTGTTTGCCATGTGATGGCCCCCATGTGCCCAGCACTACCCAAAGCGGCTCAATCCGTGAGCCACCACACCATGTCCGCGAACGGCATCGACTGGATCTCGGCGGCGGAAAATCCGGTTTCCGCCGCCAGACGTTTCGCCGCCGACTTGATAACGCTGGGGTTAAAGCCCGTCGTCGTTGTCCATGCGAAAATAGCCGGCCTGCAAGCGGTTAAAATCCACCAGCTTC